TAGCCAATACGATGGGGCTTAAAAGCGTACACAATTGTGAGGAATGGGGAGAACACATGAACCGCATAGAAGAAGATGATGACATCCAAGACTACAAGAAGCCGTGGGTAGGGCTGACGGATGAAGAGCGCATGAGAGTCTTGCAATTCATAGACCCAAAAACCGTTAGGCTTCCACCGAGATTTAAGAAGTTTGCCGAGTCAATTGAGCAATTGCTAAAGGAGAAGAACACATGACCAAAGACGAAGCACTCAAGCTGGCGCTTGATGCGCTGGAGAACATATCAACCGCTTTGCGCGAAGACGATGTACTTGGTAGCGACAGTGAACTGATGCTGAACGCCATCACCGCCATCGAAGAAGCCTTGGACGAGTGTGATGAAGATGAACTCATCATTCGATACCACGAAATGACAATCAAAAGGCTAGAAAAACGCATTGAAGAATTGACGGCACATCCACAACAAAGTATATGGGTAGGGCTGACGGATGAGGAAATACTACAAGGCAACAAAGAGTCTTGGGTAACTTTACAGGCATGGCAGTCTGCTGTTTGGTGGGCAGAAGCCAAACTCAAGGAGAAGAACACATGAGTGCATGGTTGATTGCCGTTATCGGCGTGGTATATTTAGTGGTTGCTGTTGATTTAATTATCAAAGGTAACATAGGATTGGGCATAGCCTTCGTTGGCTATAGCATAGGTAATGTAGGCTTATACATTGCAGCAAAGGCTGTAGCATGACATGTAAATGCGCTAGCGACAACCCATTCCTTTGGAATGTAAATCGTAGATCATCATCGTTTGCCAATGACCCTTTGTATACGGCAAGACTTAGTAGCGGAAAAACAACAGGTCAAATTATGACGGATGTTGTAAAGAAGAAACGCGAAGAGAATGTAAACTATGGTTCAGTCTATGGGTTGAACAATGACAGAGAGGCGGCAATGCTTCGTGCTAAATTGTTTAACATCTTTGCAAGAACTCCACCAAAATAGAGACATGGCTTTCATAAAGACACATACCCGCTGTGAGAAATGTGGCAGCAGTGATGGCTGTGCTATCAATAATGATAGATCAACCTACTGTTTTGTTTGTTCTGTATATACACCACCTGATGATGAGAAAGAATACACTGTGATTGATGTAGAAATTAAAGCGCCAGATATGTCGTTCCTCAAGAACTATGGCAATGGCAATGCTGTGTCTGTGGTCGATAGACGCATTACTAAAACAACAATGGAACGCTTCGGTGTTGTTCGTGATGAGGATAAGTATTACTTTCCCTACTACGACAAAGACCTACAGCTTGTAGCTGCTAAGGTGAGAGGTGTGAAGGACAAGACCTTTGTTGCCAGTGGTGCATGGTCTAAGGGTACGCTGTTCGGACAGAACCTCTTTCCTACTGGTGGCAAGTACATCACCATTGTTGAGGGTGAGTTCGATGCACTGGCTGCATACCAAATGACAGGTAGCAAATGGCCTGTCGTTAGCATTCGCAATGGTGCAGCATCGGCTGTCAAAGACTGTCGTGCCAACTACGAATACTTGAACAGCTTCGACACCATTGTCGTTTGCTTTGATGGTGATGCTGCTGGTATCAAGGCCAGCAAAGAAGTGGCTGAGCTTTTCGGTAGCAAGTGCAAGGTGTTCAAGCCTGTTGCTGATCACAAGGATGCGTGTGATTGGCTTGCTGAAAGCAAAGAAGCAGCATTCGTTGATCGCTGGTGGAAGGCTGAGTCCTTTGTACCTGATGGCATCGTAGCTGGTAGTACGCTGTGGGATGTTGTGTGTACACCAATGGCACCAGCCGATTGCAACTACCCGTGGGCAGGGTTGAACGAGATTACCTATGGCATCCGCTTCGGTGAGCTTGTCACCGTCACTGCTGGCAGTGGCTTAGGTAAGAGTCAGGTGCTGCGTGAGGTGGTGTGGCATCTGTTGCAAAAGACGAAGGACAACATTGGCTTGATGTTCCTTGAAGAGAGTGTTCGCAAGACAGCGCTGTCGATGATGAGCTTGGCAGCTAACGCACCATTGCATCTACCTGATGCTGTTGTCTCCAATGAAGAGCGTGAACGAGCTTTTGCTGAAACACTTGGCACAGATCGGCTGTTCTTGTTTGATCACTTTGGCAGCACATCAATTGAGAACATTGTCAATCGTGTACGCTACATGGCAAAGGGTATGGGATGCAAGTATGTATTCCTTGATCACCTGTCCATCATTGTGTCAGCACAAGACAATGGTGATGAGCGCAAAGCCATTGATGAAATCATGACGAAGCTGCGTATGTTGGTACAAGAAACAAACATTGCCCTCATCATTGTTAGTCACTTGAAACGACCAGCCAATGAAGGCCATGAGGAAGGTGCAGTTACTTCGCTTGCACAGCTTCGCGGCTCTGCCGCAATTGCACAGCTGTCAGACATGGTGATTGGTCTTGAACGCAATGGACAATCTGAAGACCCTGTGATTCGCAACACCACTAAGGTGAGAGTGTTGAAGAATAGATACAGTGGGCAGACAGGACCAGCCTGTCACTTGCATTACAACAAGCACACTGGTAGAATGCTGGAAGTTGAACCTGAACCTGATGGAGAATTGCTATGATGAAAGATGTTGAGAAGATTGTTGACTATTATCGGACTAGAGCAAATCAATTTGAGAATCTTGAGGAAGCTATTGATTACTTTGAGAAAGGCAAGTCAGAGAATTGGATGTGGGAATATCTACTTGAGTACGGTCTGCAAAAACAAGAAGCTGACAAGATGTTTGATCTTCTTGATGACAAGACGATTGATATGTTAGCTGGATTTAAAGTAAGTTTTGTTATTTGTATTGCAGATGAGTAGTTTCAAACTGTCGGTAAATGTTGATAAGTACCTACCAATTGAAACATTAAGGAACGAACATGAGCGAGATAGAAATATATTGGCAAGCGATAAGAAAGAAGAGTCCTAGACCTTTACCAGAGTTTAAGAATCTGCAACCAATGCACCAGCATATGATTATTCAAAGCGTCAATCTGCTACTGTCTGTCATCAATGGTGCATCTAATGACATGGCTTGATCGAACCCTCATCAGGGGTGACTTCCTTTGTCTGTGTACAACAGAAGCTGAGTTTGTAAAAGAACTTAAGCGAACAAAGGTGCCTACCCCGTGGCCTAAGTGGATTGATGATGATGCTCTTGCCATGACACACTATGTTGTCACAGCCAAAGGCAACAGAGTTAGTTTCGTATGCATTGCTGATAAGAAACTAGATGGTATTCCAACAGCAGGTTTGCTGGTGCATGAGGCTGTGCATGTGGTGCAAGAATACTTCAGATACATTGGTGAAGAATCACCAAGTATTGAGTTTCAAGCATACGCCATACAGGAAGTGAGCAATCATTTAATGTATGCTTATTCAGATAAACAATTAAAGAAGAGGAAATGAAATGGATAAGCAACCTCATAAGCACTGTACTTATATTAAAGCATGGGCAGATGGTGAGCTTATTGAAGAGTGGTCCAGCCTGTATAAGGTGTGGGTTCTTAATTACTTTCCCGAATGGAAAGACTGGTACACTTACAGAATTCGTGACAAAGAAAATGGGGTGTGTGGTGTAGACGATGACCCTTCTGACATGCCCGGTCACAGGGGTTGAGCATGGATTGGATTTATGATATTGAGACATACCCCAACTGCTTTACCTTCACATCCGTATGTGCAGACAACTCACGCACTCATGTGTACGAATGCTCATCACGAAAGAATGATGTGTCGCAATTGTTTGAGTTCTTAGACATGTTGCATGACAAGAAGCACAGGATGGTGGGCTTCAACAACAAAGGCTTTGACTATCCAGTGCTGCATGCTCTGCTTGAAGTGAGGGCTAAAGCTGTCACAGTGTCGGGCAAGGCTGTTGCCAAGAAAGCATACAAGGTTGCACAAGACCTCATTTCTGTACAAGCTGAGCATAACAATGCTCGTTTAAAAGAGCATATAAAGCAGATCGATCTATTTAAGATACATCACTTCGACAACAAGGCACGAGCCACTAGTCTGAAGATGATT